CAAACCAAGGTTTGAGAGACCGTTTTTTGACGTTAATACTGGTGTCCAGTTTGATGATGGCGGTTCATTACCAATGTTTGCATCTTGTAAGGATTGATAAGATTCACCGTTATGTGTGCAGATCGAACCGATATGGTATTCCTGCTGTGCATGCCACTCCGCGACCCCCATTTGGTGCTGATATGCAATGAACTGACTCATTGCATACATTGCCGCATTAAAGTCCTCAAGCGAGGGGTGTTCGGAAGCGCCAACAATGCCCCATCCGCGAAGAAAAGATGCCGTGATCTGCGAGGTCAGGTCATCCGCCTGATTTGTTCCACCAAATACGGTTCTTTCCATTCCCTGTGCATCAGAGGCAAAAGCCCGAACATTTCCCTGAAAACGCTCAATCTTAGACATGAATTTTCCTCGAAAAAAAACCGCCCTGAAAGGCGGCGTTGAATTTGCTGGCAAAGCCTCTGGCAGAAGGGTTTCGCGAGAAACCGAATGTCAGACCAGGAGTTACCTGATAAAAATAATCGTATCGAACGCCCGCAGGTTTCGGCAGCAGGCCAAGCTTCACAATCAGGCGTAACTCTTCAACTGATACCCGCGGCGAAACGTTCAGCGCAAGCGTCATGTCTTTTCTGTCGGTCACGTAAGCTTCGCCGTTGAATGCCGTCTGTATAACATCCTGCAGGCTAACTCGATCGTCTGACGCTATCGTTGCACCTGCAGCGTTTCGCGCAATTTTGACCCGGAGGAACCTGCGATACTCATTATCAGCCAGTTGGTAGTCACCATATGCCGGGGAAAACTTGCTGTAGAAAGGTGCTCCGACATACGCTGCATTAGATTTACTGTCGAAGCCTGCGGTATTCAGATGTTCTTCAAACCCGAAAAATACACGAGCAATAACAGCCGGCACGCTACGGGGAAGGCCGACTATCCGGCCAATGACATCAAGCCGGTATCCGGTAACCCGGTCGAGATCAAAGTTATCCGGGTTACGAATAAAATCGGCGATGATTTGCCAGTGCCTGAGCATGGACTGTATCTCTGACCTTGCTTTTTTCTTTTCCCAATACTGCTTGATGAGCATTAGCGTGTAGCGGTTAATGATGTCGTCATTCACTGGACCACCTCGTTAACGTCTATATTTTCCACACTCAGCGTGAACTTTCCCTGAAAGCCTGGTGATAACTCAGCATCGGTGTAATCTGCCCCATTACTGCTAATTTGCAGATTGGTCAGCACAAAATTCACCCGTCCTACTCCATACCCATTCTCATAAAATTCGTTAGCATCCACAGACTCGCCAATATGCATGGTGCGTGATGCAAGAGATTTTTTGAGGGTATCGATATCTATCGGTTCGCTTTGGATCTTCCGGCGGGCATTAAGCCTGATATGAAGTGGCTTATAGATGGGCCGATCAAACTGAAGTTCATGGGCTATAATAAATGAGGTGCCGTCAGGCCGAATCAGGGTTTCGGTGTAGCGACCGGTTATACTGCCTTTTGTTCCTGTTCCACCACCTTTCTGTTTAACCATGACCTCTACAATTTCTGAAATCGCTCCCCCCTCAACGACCAGCCATATAGAATTGGCCGGGATCCCCGTCGTTGGATTATCAATTTTTGTGTCGTTCTCGCCGATATTCAGATCAATTACGCCCGTCAGTTGAGCAACTTTAGCGAAAACTGCACCAGTGCTACCTGTTGCCGGGTTCTCAAGTGACCGGTTCCGGCGTTGCCTGAATTCTTCAGGTGTTTCCTCATCCCGACCGACCACAACCGCTGAATCAGAGATAATGCTCACAATCCCTGGTTCTGGTGTGAGTTGAGTGAAGGTATCGCTTACAAGTCCTGTAACTTTCCCAAAGTTTTGAGCAAAAAAGGTGACTGTTGTGACGCCCGCCGGAACAGTCACATCCTGTCGGATAACCCAGACCTGATTTGCCTGGTCCCGTATCTTGTACCCGCTATAGAGAAGTAAAGGCCTGTCTGTTGTGACTTTAAGGTCACGCTGAGAACGAGATCCAGGGCGAAGGAAAAGTCCGTGAAGTTTGGCGATAATCTGCTGCATATCACCAGTATTAAAATCGGGGTCCATTTGGGAATAAAGCCATTGCAGCGCGGCTTCAATATCTGCCCGAGCCTGAGCTTCGATTGCCACGCGTTGACCGTCAGGTGACTCTTGGTCTAAATCAATATCCTGACCATAAATTCCCTTATATCCGTCGCTCAGTTCCTGAAATAACTCCCGGAGAGTGTTTGTCTCAAGGCCGTTGTCGTTAAACTGTAGTGCCATTCTTCAACTCTCCGTTGACCGGGAAGGTAATCGTCTGCTGGTCATAGACGGTCTCAATGCTGAGTTCGATTTTTTGTGACCGGGTGGACTTATTGACCTCCATCGCCAGGGCGGTGATGCGCATGACCCCATCCGTCGCCAGCGTCACACGCTCTATCTCCCGCAGAATCTCCTGCTCGGTGTTTTTTTCTGATAACAGGTAAAGCCAGTCGATGTTGTCATCCATGTTGAGAGGATTATCGTTTTTGAACGAGCGGATCCGGCATTTGGCTTTTTGCGCAATAGCAGCACCGCCGCTAATATAGTTCGCCCGCCCCCGCCCAAATCCCCAGTCGTCATTTTTATCCAGTGCTGAAACAATCATGAGATCTCCGTGACAATACCGTTGGTAACTGTGATTGTTTTCCCGTCATTGCTTCGAAATGAACCAGATACCCCAGACTTACCGCCTGTCTTTACCTGTGAATATTGGAGTACATTTAGAACATCGCACTCTTCCAGAGTCGTCTTGCCCCCTTTCTGGGTAATATTCCCTGTGAGATTTAAATCACCTTCATGGTCAGTATCCCCCTTCATCATCCGGTTCTTCTTAGGAATAGCGATAGCGGAGGCCTGTGGATTAACCCCACACAAAGCAAAGCCGTCAGAATAGTCATGCATACGCATTTCCAGTGGTGATACAAAATCACTGCCTGCATACCAGGCGTCATAACATCGCTCTGAGATAAGGACGAGGCAGTAATCGCCTGCTGAAATTGGTTCGGCGATATAGCTATCTCCACCCTGCAGTATCACTGGAGGGACTTCGATAAATTCAGGTAGCTGCTTGCTGTCCCCTTTCACAACCCGGTTGATAACTGGAACGCAACTGATCGTTTTGTCATTTACAGATGTTATTTTTGCGACAACAATAGTGTGGACATCGGCCAGAGCGAATTCAACACCCAGGCCGATTGTGTCGTGAAGTTCTTCAACCATATTTTTCTCTGGGATGAATTATGAAAAAATTAGTTTTTATTTTGGGATTAATCACTGCAACAACATCACATGCAGGACCGTTTGCGGACGCTGCTAAAGTTAAATTTGAGAGCGAGATGGTGCAGGCAATACAACTCACTGATATGAGTGATACGGAAAAATCAAAAGCAATATCACGACTTCCAGCAGCTCAAAAAACACTACGCGAAGTTGTTCGTGACGGTTTGAACGATAAAAAATCCTGCCTCAAAATTAAAAAAGACTTCATTAATGAACAAAAGAAAATAATGAGCACAGAAAAAATAGATGATAGAGACTTTGCGGCTACATCTTTAACAGCGATGGGAGATTATATCGCTACAGTTTGTCTCGATATGAAATAGTCACTTGATTACCCTATAATTCCCTGCTGGCTGACAGACGACTTTCTGATACCATGATGTCCCGTTGTTCTGCCCACTGGTTTCAATCTGGTATATCTTATAAACCCCGTTTAGCGCGGGGTTCGTGGCACTTTCTATCGCACAAAGACCGCCAATCACCAGCATAGGATTCAATTTCGTATCGAATACGATCTGCCCTTTCGATTGAGGGACCAGTGTGCTTGAGTCAACCTTCTCTTTGTTACTCCCCCCCGGATCGGTTTCTGGGTTGTTAGTGGGTTTTTGCCCCTTCTGACCACCGTCATCCTGCGCGCTAACCTTTGTAGTCTGAGGGGTGTTTAGCAGACCACTGCGTGCGTTAACCACTGGGATATTTCCCGAAGTCACTTCATTCGCTTTCAGGATATGCACCCGTTCATCTTTGATGAAAAAGCTCTCATTCGGTGACAACATATCAGTAAGAATTTTACTTGAGCTTCCCACAAGAACCTTCGGTCTGATAAGCGCCTGTTGATTCGTCACAGAGCCTTTTTTCGTGTTTGGCATGTCCTGCAACACGGAATCGACGACTTGATCTTTACCGCGCACCGTGCGTGATGTGAAGGCGTTGATATAGTCGTGGCCACCATCCTCACATTCCAGACTAACAATGTGGGTAGCACCCTCACGCTTTACTGCTCCGCTTTTAACCGACCCCTGAAATACCTGGCGCAGCTTGCCGTTATAACCAACCTCGAAGCGAACAGGGATATACTTTTCTTCATCTTCGGACTTGAGCAATTGCAGACGCGTGGAGGGCTTTAAACCGTTTATGGAAACACTCAACTTACCCAGAGACTTTTTGCTGACCGATTCAAGCGCTTTGAATGAAATAGTTATCGGTGGCTGAATAATCACAGCCTGGTTACCGATCCCAACCGTCAGACGATAATCACGATAAAAAGTTTCCATTACGGTACGTCTCCCCCGCGAATCTCAATCATTTCTTCCGGTGTGACCAGGTACATTTCGATGCGACCACTGGTGAAGTCATCAGCCCGATACGGATCAATACCGGAGCTGTCGGTGCAAAGTAACGCGATATCGAAAGGCCAGTTCTTATGACGAAAATGCAACGTTCCCAGCGACAACTTTACTCCATCGATATAATCATCATTGTACTCTATGCGCATTTTCCACATTTCAACGGTCGGTAAGTGACGAATAATCATCACCGCCTCGCCGCGCTCAAACAACAAAATGTGGCGCTGAATAGACTCGTCGGTAATATTGGAAATCTGGTTCATATTATCTCCCAAGTATTGCTGTAAAGACTGATTTAGATTTCCCACTACCACTTTTTGAATTATCTGCCGGAGTCTGCGCCCCCTTATTAGCAACGCCTGCCGTTTTTGACTTAGCCGCTGCCGAGGGGGATTTGAAGTGCTGCTCAATCGGTGCTGTAGTCAGTTGCGTGAAGGTGATTTTTGTAAAACTAGCTTCAAACTTAGTTTCCATAGTCTGATTGTCGGTGCTGATGATCAGGCCGCTTAATGCCATATTTTCATGGGTGCGATAATCCACCTCCACGGAAATAAGCTGCTTGCCGTAGTACACCCCCTCAATGAAGTCGAGAAATTGCTCACGTATACCTTTGGCGCCACCAGTAGACGGGTTGCCCACCAGCCCAAACAGGTCGGCTCCTTTATCAGCCAGGCGTTTTGCCTTTAAGATGGCCTGCTCTGCGCGGTCGGCAATCTCATTCATTTTCTGCAACTGCTGCTGCGTCTTTGCGGGGATATACTCCAGCACCTCACCGTACTTCGAATAATCTGGCATCAGGCTAAAAGAAGAGTTTGGTTTCGCATCGACATAGATATCGGCAACAACACCGCTGATTTTTATCGTCAGCGGGCCATTAATAATATCGTCAGACGCATTACTACCATCCTCCAGTACGTCTACAGGAACCTGAGATGGGTATTCAGTAGCGTCACTCACCCGGGCAAACATTGAGAACCCGCCGATCCCTACCTTTTTAACAGTATCTTTGCCCGAAGATTGCGCCTGCATGAGGCCGTCAAGAATTCCCATTAACGCCCTCCTCTGCCACTCAACCGGTTGGCATCCTTCATGTTTTGTTGCAGGCTATCTGCCGCAGTATTCCCGGCGACAACCGGATCGGATGTGTTGATGTGAATCGTGTTCTGCTGGTTGATGCTTGAATTGCTTGTCACGCCACCACCAGCGATCCCCACCGCAGCATTCATGCCGTAAGGAATACCATCAGGACTCATGCCACCGTTACCGCCGCCGGTTACACCCTGTTGCGGTTCATCCTCACCAAACCCGAAGAATGATTTTGTGGCGTTCCAGGCGTTTGAGGCCGCGTTGTTAATCGTGTTTTTGATGGTCTCGCCGAGGTTTGCAAACAGCCCGAGAACCCACTGCATAAACTCATCAAAGGGCTTTCTCAGCAATGCAACACTCTCGGTGAAGGATTTCACAACGTCATCCCAGGCCCCCTGGAAATCCCCTGTGACCAGCTTACTTAGCGCGCTAAAGAGCAGCTTGATATTCTCAATGCCCTGTTTGAATATCTCGATAATGTAATCGACCACCACCATGACAGCGTCTTTAATCGCCAACAAACCTGGGACGATATCGATCCCCCAGGTGTCTTTGAAGAAATCAGCAATAACACTTTGGCCGCCTTCCATAGCAGTCAGCAAATCATCGATAACCAGAACGATGCCCAGTATGGCTGCGGTAATAAGGACTACTGGTGACATCAGCACGCCCATTACTGTTGCCAGTCCTCCGGTAACCAACCACCACGCGGCAAATGCAATGGTGATAGCAGCAACTATCGGCAGGAATCGGCGGATCATCCCCATGACGGAGAAAATAATTTCTCCAAGATAGGCCAATCCGTTTTTGATGAGATCCTTGTTTGCAATGAGAAAGTCCGTAAACCCATCCACCAGGTCTTTCAGTACTGGCACAAATCCAATCGCCACCTGAAATTTTATACCATCAAAGCCTTTCCCCAGCGTTGTCAGAGAATCGTTATAGGCAGCAAACTGATCGGCCTGGTCTTGCGTGACAACACCAAGCGCCTCTGCCTTATTCTGCAACGAAGATATTTCTTCGCCCGTCATGGATAACAACTGCACCATGGAACGGTCGATGCCCATCTTATCCAAAACTGAAAACTTCTCTGCCTGGCTCATGCCGTGAAGTTTGTCTGCCAGCTCGCGGAATATCACATCGGAGTTTTTTACTTGCCCATTCATATCCTTGAACTGAAGGCCCAGCCTTTCCGCAACATCCTTCGCTTCGCCCTCTCCGGTGGAAACGAACTCTCCCACTCTTTTTGTCATTTCACCGAGCGAAGCCTGCAACGCATCAACACTTGAGCCATTTACAGACGCCGCATAGCCCAGTGACTGAACGGTCTCGATCGCCACGCCCGTTTCCCGGGAAAACTGGACCAGCGGATCAATAGACTGACTGACAGACGTCACCCAGCTAGCAACCCCTGCAGCCGAACCGGCGATAGCAGCCCCAAGCCCGGCAAGCAGACCAATAGACGCTTTCAGATTCGCATTGAAGGTTTCTTGCGGCGCCAGATCACCGATAAAGCCGAATTTGGTAATAAGCTCGTTAACTACCGCCATTCCGGGCCTTCTCCATCTCGTAGTGTTGAATGTCTGCGCTGATATTCTCGAACTCGAGCATGTCAAACAGCTCTGGTGTGTCTAATTTAACAAGTTCGTGATAGGGGCCGTATCCGGCCTTTGACAGCGCCAGATACATGCTCATGTCGTCGCTTATGTTCGAGGATTTAACGTAAATTTCTGAACGTCTGGAGCTTCTGAACGTGAGTTCATATTGCTCCCGCCCATAAAAGGCAGGCTGATAACCTGAAGCGCTGTTGTGATTAGCATGACGTAATCACCAGGAAAGGATTCGAAGTGTTCAGGCTGCTTGGACAGTTGCACACCGTCAAACAGAACGTAATCGAACATCAGGCGTTCAATTTCCTCAAATCGCTCTGAGTCCAGAAACTCGAGGGACTGCCGCGATAACTCAGAGGCAATGCCTGTGAAGAAGGCAAAAACCTTGCGGCGTTTTTTGTGTGTCATCGCAGCAAAGTCGTAGCGGTTGCCGTTAATCTCAGCAAAACCGTCATTGTAGACAGCCTTGATCATCTCAAGGGCTTTTCGCTGTCTTTCTTTCAGTTCTTTTTCGTTACTCATGGGCATGGGGATACCTTATACGTTACGCACGACGTTACGGAACTCGATGGTGTATTCCATTAGTGCATTTACGTCCTGGTTGTTTTTGGTTTGCGTCGGTTGCGTGGTGACAGAACCTGCCTGTAGATCGTAGGTCTCCTTCAGTGCCGCGCCGTCGCGCACAAACGACTCTTTAACTGAGCCGTTTAAGACCACAGGGATCGCGGCGTTACGCTGCTGATTGAGCCAGATATCATCGTTAGAAAACTTCTGGACGCGTATCACCATCACATGCACTCCGGCATCAACACGCCCGGAAATAGTGACCCCGTTATTCGCACTATTGGCGCGGCTTGTAAGCGGATTGGATGGCGTCAGCGTGATGTAGTCCCCCGCAGCGATATCCGTGATGATTCGCCCATTAAGAACGATGGTCGCGGTATCTGCACTGATAACAATCTGAGACATTTACCGCTCCTTATTTATTGAAATTGATGATGATATCGGCACTGTGAACAGCACCGGCATTCTTCACTGCCACCTGAACAACCGGAGACTTGCGCTCCTGACGGTCTGCGGTTGACTGGTCTTTCAGATCTCCGGCCAAAACGTAATATCCGTTTTGCTCTATGTTGCGCAAGAACATATCGCGGTCACCGAAGAAATCAGGCAGCGTCCAGGTTCCTGGGCTAAACACCCCCGCACGAACAAATCCAACAGTGGTTTTTTCCACACAGTCTTCAAGCTGGTCAACACCGTAGTAAGTTTGCGGGACTTTGGTTGGTGTGGTTTTCAGCAGATTGAAGCTATCCGTTTGCACTGCGTCAACGTAAGCCATCAGGTTGTAGACGTTATCCACAAAGTCATTTGCACCGCTGGTGAGTACACAGGGCACATCCTTAATCGTTGTGTAAATGTCTAGCCCCACACGCTTAGCTTTGTCGATCTCTGTTTGCGAATAATCTTCTGCCGGGACATTCATGGTTTTGAGATGCAGGGTTATCGCCGTGCGTTCCCCGTTAAAATTAACGGTATGCGTACGGGCCATATAGCTGATACCAAATTTCCGGTTGCCTGCTTTGCTGTAGAGCATGCGGAAATTACTCTGGCTGGCGAGTGTTACCGCCCATGCCGGGTTAGTCTGGTCAACTTCCAGAGCTGCCGAACCGGTAAATGTCTCATACACGATTACCGCGTTCGCTTTAGCCCATGAAGCGATCAACGGCACCTGTACATCGAGAATTTTGTCGATGAAGGCCGCGCCTTTTACGTTGACCAGCGCTTTGAGTTTGCTGAGAGATTCCAGTTGGGTTTCCGGTGAAACATCTGTTGATGCACTGCCATTAATCTGTGATGCGCCAGAACCTTCAGCAATCGCCAGCAGATCACCAATAAAAGAACCACCAGCGATTGCTTTCGAATAACCAACCACAGAGTCAGCCCCTGTGGATTTGCTGGTGATCACTATACGGCTGCCATCAAAAACAACCGATGCGACCTCTGGCGTAATTTTCGCCTGGATTTGGGCGATGACATCTGCCAGTGTCGCCGCAGTCATGCCATTAATTGCGGTTACATCGTGCTTCGTTCCGTCAATCTCAATACTGAATGACCAGTCAGACTTCTCGCGTAACGCTGGCAGTACGGCTGCCTGAGAAATCTCACCGCCACGCAGTACACCGCTGGTCGCTGGCAGCGTTTCCCCGGCAGCATTCCAGTAACCGACGATCAGCGTGCCGCCCGCGGATACCGGGTTAGGACTGGTCCCGAAAAACACATTCGCAAAAGCTGCGGTGACCGAAGACGCCCCCCAGTCCTGTTCGACAGCGGGTGCGCTTTTGTATGAACGCCAGCGCTCTGCGGTGCTCAATACCCCCGTCTGGCTGGTAATAATTGCGCAAACGTTGATGTTATCGCGCGCCGCCGCACGCCCCTCTTCGAGAAGCGTCACATTAATGACGTTATTGATTGATGCCGACATTTATTTGTCCTCTATAAATTGAAACTGCGGCGTATCGATGCGCAGCGTCTGCACGTCCCGAGCAGGGGCATACTGAACATTGAAACTCAGGTGAACACGATTACCGTGGGACTGTCCCAGAAGTTGCCCCACATCGATGATGTTTGAGACGGCCATGATGGTAAGTGAATGCGTGCGGCGCAGTTCGTTCGCGTGCTGGCTTTCACTCAGCATCAGGAAGCTTTCAGCGTTGACGTAAGCCTTATCCCCGTAAAACTCCAGGACAATCGCGTGGCTCACTGAGGCGCTATAAGTCATCACTTCAGCGTCACCATTAAAGCGCTGGCCCCGGGCCAGCACTGATTGCGGTAGTGAGCCGTTTACCACGATATAACTGGTGGAAAAGTCGGACGCCTGCACGTTCCGACGGTCGAACTTGATCAGCTGCTCGTCGTAGTCCAGAAGGTCACGCACGAAACGCGCGACCGCTTTCAGGTGGGGTTGTGTCATGGCGTTGGCACCAGTAGCGGGAGCCGGGTTTCCTCGGCGATGACAGCGCAGAATCCGTAATCCATAAAATCGGCCGGGGACACGACTTTGTAGTCCTTGCCTCCCTTCTCGATAAACTGACCGGTTTCAATTTTCAGCCGAGCATGAATCAGCAGATACTCTTTCGACCAGTCCAGACTATCCAGCGTCAGATTCTCTTTGTTCGCGCTTTGTACCACCGCCAGAATGTCCTGGCAGCTAACAGTCACGGACGGTTCAAAATCGATAGTGGTTTCAGTGCGGGTTTTGAGTTTTACAGGCTGTTCCCAGCCGATTAATGCGTCGCTCATATCAAGGTCTGATAAGTCGCTCACTTACGAACCTCCCACGTTATGGCACCACGCAGGGCGCCTGTATCAATTAACGGCGCAGACGATCCTTTAGCCTTTTTAGTTGCAGCAGTGATATCCGGCCACGTGCCATACCCGGCAGTCTCAAAGGCTTTCACGCTGATATTTCGTGCTGTCGCGCCTATCAAATTTAAAGCGGTGTCAGCATCCATACGCCCGGAACCTACGGCTTCACAGGCCTTTTCGATTGCCCGGTTAATTTCCGACTTTTTGAGGGTGAAAGGAGCGCGAAGAAAGGAGCGTTCGGGAATAGTTATCTTGTGGGCCGCCGTAAAGCCGCTAACCGGTCCCATGAAGGTCTTGCGGGTAAAAGTAGCTTTTCCACCGGTTGCCATATACCCCGTCCCGCCAGGGTGATCGATTTCAGCACCGAACTCGTGAACCGCCCCGATCTCAATTATCGATGTTCCGTCATCGTGGGTTTTATTTCCCACCTTGCCCGCTGGCAAACCTACTGCAACGTAATGCGTTTTCATCGCCTGCAGGTTATTCAGGTATTCGGTGGTAAGCTTTAGCGTTTCTTCCGGAGTCATAAAAAACACTCCCTGTTAACTACCGTATCGCCAGCACATGCACACCTACCAGCTTACGAAGCCTCAGGTACTCCTGACCGAATGAGCTTGAGCCGTATCCATCATGGCTGGCCCCAAGCCCGGCATCGGGCGCAGAGTATCCCAGAGACACGCCTGCAACGGATCGGCTGGTGATTGTCTGTAGGGGTTTCCCGTTACTACTTCCGGAGGGAGTGAGCGCGCCAGCCGCATACAGCAGATGCGCCGCTAAAGCATGAAGCCCTTGCTCGTAGAGCTTGTTCCACACCTTGCGGCTCATCTGGTTAGCTGCATCCTGTAGCGCCCCCTCTATACGTGCAGGGGCAACACTGGCGAACTCGGGGTAACGAACGGTGAATTCCATGCTACCCCCTGTGATTACTCTGCCGGAGAGGATTTGTAATCCACGTACACCGCGGACTGCGGCTGTTTCCACATCGCGCCACCGAAGGCAGAACGATAGCCACATTCATATGTCAGCAGATCACGCTGTCGTGCCGCCAGCAGCTCCGGCATATGCACTTCCATTTCGACGTAATCGGCTTCGTAGGTGTAGATGGCCAGGCGGGTTTTACCCGATTTGATACCTACCGCGTAATTGCTCGGGACTTTCACGAAAGTAATGTTGAAGGACTCATTACCAGAAGCCTTACGCAGCGCCGCCATAATGCGATCCATCGCCGCAATCGGCAGCAGGTCAGTACCCACAACGATCGGGTTCGGGTCGAATTTCTGCATGGCGAGCATAAAGTCGCTGGCGTCCATCGCAATATGTGTTGGCTGGATGCGATAGCTGGATTTACGCCAGGCAACGTTGTAAGCATCCAGCACCAGCTTCACGAATTCATCAGAGGTCATTTCGGCGATGGTTTTGCCTGAAGCATCGATGACAACCTGAACCTTCGCGCCTGTCAGCAACCCTTCCTGCCCTTTAACTCCACGATGGCCTACGTATCCCGCGTACTGGATTGTTGCGAGGGCGTTGGCATACAAATCATCCTGTTTTTTCGTCTGCAGGTTGATGTTCAGTCGCGCAATCTTCTCCAGTTCTTGCTGAGTCCAGGTTGCGGCTTTAGCCCACTGGCCAACAGGCGCTTTCAGCCATTCGATATCACTATCAATGGTTTTCAGGCTGTTGGTTTTGTTACCAATGATGCCGTCTTTGACCGAGCCGACCACTTCGGACACGCCGAAATCCACATATTCCAGGGAGAAATCGAGGCCTTCTTTGACCGGGAGAGCCTCGCCGATATTAATCTCCGGCAGCTCTTTTTCCTGCAACTGCATATCACGCTCAGTTAGCGCTTCCTGCAGCACTTCTTCGAAATCTGCTGATTCCATAGGCATTGGTTATGCTCCTTCCGTCTGCTGAACTGCCTGCTGTACGTAGCCCAGGGTGATAGCCACGCAGTTATTACCCGCGCTCACATCTTCCACCCAGTAGCCTAAATCAATATTGCCGGCTGCTTCTGTCGTCACCTTTCCGGCATCGGCGCCCGTCGCCACGATGTATGCCGCCGCGCCACGAGTAAAATCAGCGTCATCGACTGTCAGCGCGCCAACACAATCGCCGTGGGAAAAATGCCCGACGTTGACCTGCTTGTTGTGCGGTGCACCATCACCGTAGATATCACGCACCACAATCCCATGAATGCGTTTGCCAGCTGCGAGAGGCATCACGCCGCCGTCCGGGTTGACAGCTACAAACGTGCCGTAGGGCAACTTCGTTTCGGTCAGGTTCTCTTCCCCCCAGACTTTGTCGTTAGAGCTGGAGGCGCGTTTGATTGAACCCGGTTTAATAGTGCCGTCGGCACCATCCCAGTCAGTGAATCCGAAAGTCATAGTTATTTACCCCCAAGGCGTTGAGTTGCGGTTTTAGTGCTTTTGTTCGCGGAGTCGTTAAACAGATGAGCACCGATATCACTGCGTGGCTTCGAGGTGGCCTGAATGGCTGCATAAGCCGCACGGACTTCGCTGTCAGTCATTGCTTTGACCTCAGCATCGTTAAATGCTTTAGTGCTCACCAGTACGGCGGCGCGCACGTCACGCGCTGATTTGGCATCATTGAAGCTGACTTTAGGGAAACGGGCTTTCGCGTCTGCCAGCGTGGTGCTGGTTTCATTGCCGGATTTCAGCTGTTCCAGTTCTTCTTCCAGCGTTTTAATTTTCGCTTTCAGATCGGCGTTTTCGGTTTCCAGCTCAGTGATTTTCGCGTCCTTGTCGTCACTACCAGCGGCAGGATCTTCATCGTTCGGCGATGGCGCCCCCGTCATGCCTTCCAGTTGAGTTTTAAGGTCAGCGAGTTGCGCCAGCACTTCCTGAGCCTTTGCCGTCGCCTCGTCAGTCCCTTGCCCCTGGAGTTCTTCCAGTGCTTTTTCCAGCGCGGCGATCATGCCGACCAGTTCGTCAGGAGTTAGCGCTGCACCGTCCGCATCCTTCAGTTTTTTGCCCTTCAGGAAACTCAGGGCGTCAGTTAATGTTTTGAACATCGGCTTACCTTTTTTGTCGTTTAACTTACACTGAGGCCCGTAGCGCCCCTCTGCCACGCCCGCGACATGATTGCCGCGAATGTTGATGTGGTAAAACTTCCCGCCTCTTTCCTCGAGTTCAGCAGGCTCATATCCAACGGAGACTTCACGTATCCCCGTTTCTTCCAGCGTCTTAATTGCAACGGCATCCGTCAGATAAACGTCGCAAACCACCTCACCGCCCTCGATACGGGTATTGGCGATATGCCCGGATGCTTTGTCTTTGTGGTCGGTGGCGGTGACTTCCCCGTCGTCGGGGTGCGTTATGGTGAACGGGAGGCCATTGAATGAAGCGAGTGTTTCAGGTTTTGATAATTCGTCGAGAGTGCGGACAACAGTGATTTTTTTGTTGGCATCGCTGCCAGTGAGCCCCAGCTCGTGACCGTAATATTCAATCGGCCCGGCGCGGGTGATCGTCGCAGTGGTAATCACATACCCCTGCGGTGTTCGTTTCCACTTCATTGATTAATCCCATGAGACGTAAGGGAGAGCCAGGCACCGGCATTGATAGTCTTCTCCTGGCTTACCGATAAATGCTCCGATGGTGGAACGTTTCTTCCACGTTTTACCGCCGTCGTCTGAATAAACTGTCGGATCCGAATATTTGCAAAGCATGCCGTTCAGAACGAAATGGTTTTCCCGTTCACGTTCGTCGCCAGTACCTCCCCACTCATACAGGTCAAGACCAAGCGCCACATTGCGCGCTTCAGTCAGGTCTGCGTTCAGTTTTGAGGTCTGGTCACGAGCGATGAACTTTGCACGATTACGGGTGACCTCCCCACGCTCCTTAATCAGGTCAATGAGGTTTTCATGTCGGCCACCGTCTTTCATGTTCTCGAAAACCGCCGCGCCGATATCGTGGATAAAGTCGGTATGGATGGAGGTGATCAGGTCAACGTTGTCATTAACCGCCTTTTCCATTTCTGGCTTTATCGCGCCATCGCCGAGCATCCCGGTCAGATCAATCCCAAAAGCCTGAGAGAAAGTGCGCTGCGTCTGCTCTTTGTTCTGCAGGTTTGCCCGCGTAACGAATCCGGCAGAGAGTCGGGCGGCAACCTCCTGAATTGAAATGCTCGCCAGACGCTGCATGACAGCGGCAAGACGCGCTGTAATCGACAAAGGAGTGGTATCGGGTGCATCGGTGAGTATGGGCTTGTCCAGCTCGTCCAGGAGTGTCTGAAGCATGCTATCGACAAACTCAATCAGCCTGTCTCGATACCAGACCTCTGCGCGCTTGCTGGCGGTTGGTGGCCGCATCCGTCGACGTCGTGGTTTAAGACGCCCCTGTTTGCGCTCCAGCAGCTGTTTCAGGTCCATGTGCCACTCCCTGCGACAATCGCCTTAATTTCTGCTTCGGTTACCGTTTTCAGTACACCACGGTGAATCATTTCCCGGATGGCAACCTCTTCAGTCAGAATTGACGACGTTACCAGCGTATTGAAGCCCGTCGCATACTGGCTAAACCGATTAGCTTCGTCAGCCTCGTTGATGCTATCTATCGTCGGGTATTCGTAGGTAAGGCTTTCCGTTATGGCGAGTTTGTCCAGTGTGAACTGGTCGGCGAAATCCTGCATTGGACGAAGCCGCGACTGCTGCAGGCCGTTAATCGTCTCGTAATAGGATTTGTTGTCTTCCTCGCCGCTACTGAACCCACTTGCTGACTCTCCGAACAGGACCGTTATCGGCCTGTCCAGCGCACCAGCAAGCACGATAGCCATTTTGCTAATCACATCCGACAGCCCGGTAAACTGCGCGTTTTTCTGCTCATAGCGCCCCTGCGCCTGTGCGTCTCCTGCATCAATCAACAGCAAACCGGTAGAGGATTTGGTGTCCTTCATCACTCGTGCGTATTCGCGCACCTGACTTTCCTGACCGGAGGCAATCTGGTTATTCATGTTGGGAACAAACAGCACATCAACATTTGCCTCCTGGATGGTGTCACCGGTACTCAGGATGGCTGTGTCGAAGGTTTTGATATGCTCATAAGGAGCCTGAAGGTCTGAGGTCCCAAATTTGGCACGGTCCTTAATGCTGTGATTGCCGAGTTTTGTCCGGCAGCAGCGGGAATGATGAAACTTGAGTTGCTTAGTTCCTACGTCGAGTTGATATGTCAGAGGTTCGCCGAAGCAGTCCGAACGGATATCGGTGATGATATTGCTATCCGGCGTGTATTCACCCTTTCGGAACACCAGAAATTTAACGATATCTTCTTCCTGCAAATTGAGCGGCAAGGTGATCTGCTCGTCAGCACAATCCGTGATAGCCACGATTAGCGAGTCACCCAGCAGTGATGCCCACCCCAACGCGCTGTGAAATACAGCGTTCAATTTCAGCTCTTTTTCTGCATCGGTGATGCGCTGAACTAGGTTGCTATCAACATCTCCCGAAAATTTACGGGGTAACTTCAGCATGTCGTCGGCGGTTTTGTTGATGTACTTTTTCACCACCCACGATTTTTTATACATCGCGAGCAGCTCTTTATCGGACACATCGGGTTTGCTGCTGCTATACCGCACCGCGCCGATCTTCTCGCCGAGTGAAGTCATTAAACTGACCAGGCCATCATTCAGACGACCAACAATATTTTTTTTCGCCATTACATGATGTCCAGAGGGCTGAGTGTTTTACGTTGGTATAAATCCCGTAGCGCCTGAGTCATGCCGTCCACCTGATCGTCGTTAGCACCAACGGGAAAAGTGGTAATTTCTTCAACAAAGTCGGTAATCCACGGTGCAATGTCTTTATGGGGAAGAAAAACGTTACCCGCTTCCCATACGGCAGTGATTGCATGCGCGCGGGCTACTTTGCTGCCATCAGGCTCGACCGCAACCAGACCGGCCACAGTACTTTTCAGTGAGTCGATAACCGCCGGACCGTTGGCCTTATCCTCCACCAGCTTTCTCAAGCCTTTGGGGAATTCATCTGCCATACGTTTGACAGCCTTAAGCGTTGCGGTAAAGCTCATACGGGCGCGCACCTGGTGGAGCAGATAAGCGTTAGCGCCCTTCTTGCCCCACACCTGACCGACAACAAAGTCAGTCCCTTCACTGTCTTTAAACGTCATATCCCAACTGTGGACGACGGTGTCGAAACTGGTCGGCAGGTCTTTCGGGAGGTAATACCGGATCCACTCGTCTTTGAAGATTGAGCCACCAGCCTGTTTCGGTGACTGCTGGTACATTGCAGACCAGAAGTAATCCCCAAGAATGGTTTTGGTTTCGAGCAACTTTTCTTTAGGGTGCAATTCAGGAACCAGCGCTTCGCCATTCTCGTTGATTGCAGGGAACGCCAGCACCTTAGCGCGCGGCGTAATTTCCACGACTCGCCCGGATAAGTCGTCTGTCGCCCATCGGGTCGCCATGATGATTTCGCCGCTGTTTTTCGACAGACGCGTTTTGAACGTCGAAACGTACCAGTTCCAGATGGATTTCTTTGTCGTTGGACTGAGTGCTTCTTTGGCGTTTTTTATCGGGTCATCGATGATGCCGAGATCAATTTTCTTACCCGTTAACGGGCCGCCTACGCCAGCACAAACATATGTCCCCTTATGGTTGGCAATGCCGAATTCGTCAGTGTTGCGCTTTACAGCAACGCCGTCGGCTGGCTTGTTACCTAACCATGCGCCCGGAAATATGTTGCGGTATTCAGGGGTGGACATAATACGCTGAACATCGGCGTTCATGTCTCCGGCCAGGTCAGCAGAGTACGACAGCGCGCCCACTCGCATTTCTGGGTACTTGCCGAAAAAATACGCTGGCAGGTAACGCGAAACGATATCCGATTTACCATGCTGCGGCGGCGCACCGAGAATCAGTATCGGGCGTACCCCGTTCATCATATCCAGCAAAAACTGATCCAGAGCATCGCAAACCGTTTGCGAGAACTTGCTGGTTATATATTCGGGGTTGATGTACTGAATAAAGTCGTGAAGGCTGGCCCGGGCGTTGCGCCGCTTGAGTAACTCTGCCGCTGCCTCCTGCTTACTTACCAGCGATAATTGCGGCGAGCTGCTCATCAGTCAGATCCTCCGCGCTTACTGTGTGATTATGCTGTATGGGCTCACCATTCGGGCCACTTAACTCAGTTTTGGTTTTCAGCATGCCGAGGTGCTGCGCGACCATCTTCATAGCCTCATCCTGATTGCGGGTGATGACCTCAAGGCCAGATTTTCCCTCTTTAATCCCAGCGAATAATCGCCGCTCCGCACCAGTTAAATCACGCGTGTCGTGAAATACAGAGCGACCGATGCCGACGCCATTGCAGCGCGGGCAATCCGGGTTCGGGTCTACGGTGCCGTCGTAACCATAGCCGCCAGTGTCCTGCGGTAGCTTGGCTCCTTCCTTCCCGGCAACCTTTTCCTCGGCTTCCTTGAATTCGACGGCGTCGCGCCATTGGTAGTTATGACCGAGCCCCCAGCAGTAACGGCAACAGCCGCGGTGGTGTTCAGTCAGCTGCGTGGCGTCTGCCGTCGCAATGTCCCACCACCATTTTAAAACTTCGTCCTGTGTGATTTGAGTTCGACGTTCCCGCGCTTCCATCGCATCACGAATAGCCCGGCTGACCTTAGCATTTCTTAGCAGACGCGAAGCATTGACGTAAGCTGTATTACCCTCTCCCTTATACCCAGCCCTCTTATATGCAGCGGTCCTATTCAGATCGAGAAGATATTCCTCAACAAACCTTACCTGCATATCGTTCAGCCCGTAATTGCGCAGGTTGAAGGGTTGCGCACTTTCCTGCGCATCTGCATGCGCATCAATTGGTGTTTGCTCACGCTGCACAGTTGTTGGGGCTTTTTCAGTCTGCGCATTGCGCACTTTCTTCTGCGCAGTTTTTTGCGCAGTCGGCTTTTTGATATAGCGCCGCGCAGATGTGTAATTCAGTCCCTGCTCTTCGCACCAATCTTTCGGGGAAATGCCGGTTTTGGCATGTTCGGACAGGAACCGTTGCTGAAGCTCGCCCCAGTCCGGTTTTGCCATTGCTTACTCCAATAAAAAAGCCACCAGCGGATGCCAGTGGCTTGGGTGTGGTAATCAGGAATGGATTCGGACCATTGAGCCAGAAGATATTGGTCGTCTGCACCATCCTCCAACTTATAGCAGCGTCACGCTTCGTCCGGACCGGTATTACCCGACACTCGCGCACCTGATTAATGAGTTTCGACATTATCACAGGAACTCGGTGAATGCCTGTTGTAAAATCTAAACTAATAGCAACTAACCGGAGGTGGTGATGAAATCATCACGCGAAAATAATCAATCTTGCAACTTGTTAACTACGCTTCGCAGATCATTTTTAAGCTGCTTAGTTATGATTTCAATATTAGTATCGAACCAACCCGCATCCTGATCAGAAAACTCATAACCAGGTGAAATGAGCCCAAGCATACCTTTCTTAGACTCTAACGGGGAACGACCTTCCACCCCTTTCGTTATGGCAAGCACCTGATACGGAAGATAACTTAAATCCTCTTCGGTCATGCCTGCTCTAGCCGCCACATCAGCAACACATGTCATGATTATGCCACTACAAACTTTTGCCTCAGTGATTGCAGTGCTAATAATAACAAGGCTAATTCTGTCTAAATCCTTCTGGTCAATATAATTTCCTGCCATAGAATTTCTGAATGTAAGCGACATAACTTCCATCCAGTGAGCTATATACTTTCTTACCTTTGCAGAGGCAATATTGCGCCTGAATTGCTTAAACATTAAATTCTCCATTTTATGAGAACTAATATTTTAACCTAAAGACAACAAAGTCAAAAGCCCAGTGATCACCGCTGTTAAAACCCCTTTTATTGCGAGGCTATAGGGTTATTGTTTGACTCTCTCACCGAGTCGTAAATCCGCTCACACGTCATCCCGGCGCGGTAGCGTTCGTCAGCGATTCCAGCATATCGCTGAGCTTCTTCTGCAATACTTCCGAGCATGTCGGCGAGCATAGCGGCGTCGGCGTCGGTTGTTTTGCTTCTGACGGTAGCGGCAAGATTTGCGGTGTGCTTTGCGGCGTCCAGCCGGGCGGCAAGCTTTGTTGCTTCGGTACGCAACTGGCTAACAGTGGCAGACAGGCCAGCAGCAGTGGCAGCAGATTTAGCGGCTTGTGCTTGTGCATCTTTTACAGCCTCATCACGGGCAATAATTCGCCCTTGTTCAATCATGCGGGCGGCGGTCTGCGCGTTCGCTGTTTGCGATGATTCCGCGCTATCACGTTCCGCCCACTTTTTTTCCCAACCGCGGCTACTCCATACATCACCAGCGATGAATGCGACGGCCACCAGCAGCAAAATAGCAATGAGCTGATAACGCAAACTCACTGGTCTATCCCCCAGCACGTCAGCGCGCTTTCCTGATCTCGTCGCTCTACCTGCCCATAGCAGCCATTCTTCTGACCTTTGGTCAGACGACAATCGCGGCCACCGTCTTTGATCCACCAGCGAATAGCTTCACAGGCACCTTTACGGTCTCCAGCGTTAATTCGCTTATAGAACGTGGACGGGAAGCATTTTCCGGGGCCGATGTTGTATGGGCAGAAAGAAGCGATACCCGCTTTCTGTGGTTCGGTCAGTGGTAACTTGATATTTCGCTCAACCCACGCCAGCGCCTTGTCGCGTTCGATGGCGTTTACCTGGACACATTTCTGAGCAGACAGCTTCATGCCCTGAACTACTGGTTTGCCATCAACCATCGTGGCGCCACGGCAAATTGTCCAGATTCCGCCGCCGTCGCGATATGCTGTCAGGCTGTTACCCTCTTTCTCATCCAGAAACTGATCGAGAATCACGGGGGCGGAAGCCCCGGCAAGAATCAAACCAACGACCGCTGCGCTTAGTTTATTCTTCAGCTTTGGTGGCATAGCCATTGCGACGATCCTCCCGTTCTTTCCAGCGGAAATACCAGTTCACTGCACAGGTAATAACAGTGCATGCGATACCGACAATAATTGCCCAGTCGCTCAGGCTTAACCCTGCAATTCTGTCGGCCAACATCCAGGACACCTCTTTTGCTGTTTTTGCTGTTTCGGCATATGCCTTCGCTGATACACCGCAGCCGGTCAGCGTGGTGCCTGTTCCATATGAAAGTCTGCTGTAAATGGTGCTCATTCTGGTCATAGCCTCACCTCCGATTTTTCGGATGGCGCTGTGTGTGATGAAAGGGTCAGGCTGCACGGGCTGGATTTATCAACAAAGCACGTAGCAATTGATTCCCGTGAACCTGAAATGAAAAAGGCCGCCAAGCGGCAGCCAACAGTCGATTCAATACCGGGATATTTATCCACGCCCGGCACGTGGTTTCCCTGCTTTCCACAGACAAAGGAAATTGCTAAATTGGTCATTCCACAGACAATTAGGGAATGACCATGGATGTAGGATTACTTATCGCGTCCCTTAAAAACGGGATCGGCGCGCTTTCTGCTGTGCAAAGTAACGAGGTCCTGCGCGAGCGCATCGCTTTCATTGGAGAGCAGATCGACGTACTTCAAAAAGCCCATGCTGCCACCATAGAAGAACTTGCCGAGGCGAAGGCCAAATGCGTAGAACTTGCGAAGGAAGTAGCGGCTTACCGGGCAAAGGATGAGTTTGTCGAGCACATGGGTGCGGCCTTTAGAAAAAATCCCGCGGGTGGGTATATCAGCGCGGTTTATTGTCCCAACTGTCTTAAACAAGTCGGAAGCGGGTTCGATGATTTTCCGTACCATTGCGGCTCCTGCGGCTGGACTTCAAGATTTGAAGGAAGGGAGATTGATAACGTAATGAAAACCCTCCCTTAATGTTAAGGCGAGGGTAGCGCCTCGCCGTTACCTCCAGAAACGCAAAAACCCCACGGTGTTAACCGCAGGGCTTGAATATTTTATTGCTGGTCGAAACGATTGAACGGATTCCCAGCGTTAGAGCCGATACTAGACGAAAATTCCGTAAACTACAATATCTATTTTCTCTAAAATTTACCTTCCATAGAAAAAATTACTATTGAGTAACTGATTTCAATGCACTGTCTGCATATCCCTCCTGCCGGTGACACTCTTCTACCAGCAATTCGAATAATGGCTGGATGTGGTCATAGGCAGTGGTTTTCTTCACATCCCATGCAGTGCGGACACCTTCCAGGACACTGGCGAACTTCAGTCGGGCATAACCTCTGCCTGTGCAGCGCTCACAAACTTTCATAACCGGCACGCCCTGCATCTCCGTTTCTTTCTTGTCCAGTACCTCCCCTTTCCCATGGCAGCGACACGCATTGCTGATAACACCTTTTCCGTTACAGGCTGAGCATAAAACGCGCGCAGTCTCCCGTACCGACTTCCATTCCTCCCAATAGGACGGGCAAACCCCCTTCGTGATTTTTGCCCATTTAGGCGGTTTCCCATCCGGGTACTGAACTTTATTTGTGAAAATATCTGCCTCGGTAAAGCCGCCCCCATCGCAACAGTCGCATTTGCGAACGCTTGCCGCACTACGGGCGTAATCCTGATAAGCAAAAGCGCACAGTATTTCGAGAACTCGTTGGCGTAATCCTTCATCGAGTTCAGTAACTGGTCTGAAATGTCGTGATATCTCAACGGCTGAACCATATAGAGCCTCCATAGCTCGATCCGGGCTGCTGATGCCAATTTTTGCAAGGTACAAATCGAAGCCAAACCCACAATTGGCATTCACCAGTCCAAGCGCGGCCATAACATCAGTTCCAGTCAGGTTGTCGGTGGCAGTCGCCCTCGAGGAGTCACTGAACATCGGTGATTTTGGTGCGAAATATTTAGCGATTGATTCGAGGTTCATTATGTGGCTCCTGCTGAATGATAAATGCGAACAAAATTACGAAGGATGCGGTAGTCCACCAGCACCGATCCCCGGTAGCGGTAAATGCGAAGGCGCTGCCAGCGTGCGCGGAGTTCCTCGAGCGTTTCTGGCTTCATCTGGCCTCCCCGATGATAATTTGCCCGGTTTCTCCCCAGATTTTGGTAACCCGCCCATCCCAGACGTGACTATCTTCATCAAACACCGCATCCAGCAGAGCCTTCTCCAGGTTGTCTTTGTCAGGCTTTTGTTGGTGAGGCCGGCCGACATATTGCGCCCGCTTCGTCTTACTCCAGCTCTTTGGCATGGGGATAACGAACGTGACGTGATATCCGGACTCTGGCAGACGGATGCCCAGAAGACGAACCTGCGCTTTGTATGACCAGTACGCCGCTGTCGCTGGCCGTTTGTGCCATCTGTCGCGCTGAGTCATTCTGGGCTTGCCGATCGGCGTGATATCGTAGACTGTCATGATTTTATAAGGCCCTCCTTCAACCAGATAACCTGAGTTCGGGCCATCCCCTCCAGCGCGCACTCCTTCGCATATTCCGCATCAACCAGATGGGTTCGGCGGTCAATCTCGTCATGGCATGATGAGCATGCGATAGTCGCGATAAGGTCAGGCGGCTTGATGCCAGTGCCACATAACCCAGCGATGCGAATATGAGCCAGTACAGATGTCTCAGTGTTACCGTTGCATACGCCCGGAATACGCACCTGACATTCCCGGCCACGCGCAGCTTTTCGAAGATTAGCCATGTTCACCCCCAGACCTTTTGTCGGAAAGTTCTCGGCGTCCGTGCAGGACGCCCGCACTCTGGCAATTTCACGCTGACCGTCCAGGTAAGGAAATCAGGGTTGAGGCTTTTTTCGGTCCTGATACCGCGAGCCCGATAATCTGCAATCAGGCGATCTGCCTGCTCGTTGGTACATTCCGTGTGGTGAAAATATGAATATTTCATCGCCCTCACCCCGCAAAGCTCATAAGCTGGGCGGCGGCATTCTCAGCCTCTTCCCTGCTGTTGAAAGTGCGGGACAAGATCCAGCGCCAGAGCACATCCAGAGCGGATTTATACAGGTCCTGGAATTCTGTTTCGTCCATGTTCGCGAAGGCGATACTACGGGGATGTTTGCGGAGAGTTCCATCTGGTAACTGGATTGCGTCACAGTGCCCGGCTTCGACGGTCACCCATGCGCGGTAAGCGTCGAAGGATTTGCACAGACTTATGCCGTTCATGATACGCCGACTGGCGATCTGCTCCAGATACTGCTCAGCAGCATCCAGCAGAGCGCTTTCATTGCCGCCGTATGAGGCAAGGAATCTGGCATAACCATTAACGAGTTTGCGTTCATTCGAAGAAATAGCGCCGCCTGTTGGTTCCCAGTATTCAAACCCGAGATTCAGGAGCGCAAAGAAACGGCGATGGAATGCAGGATTCCTCACCTGGCGAAACTCAGCCACCAGCACAGCGCCGAGCTTGATTTTTGATTGCAAAATATCGCTGGTCTCCGGCGTCGCGGGGATCAGGATTCCTGAGGACTGCTTGATGAGTTGTAGTTCGTGCGCCATGGTATTCTCCGTGGCGCAGCAGGTTAACGGCTGTTCAGACCGTTGATTTCATATTATCAGAAGGTGGCGTTACCCGGTAGCCGAGACGACGAATAAATTGCACAAAGCTATTGGGAGTAAAGACTTCTTCATCATCCAGCAAAGGCCGCATAGATACGATGCCATTTACACGATAGATAAGATGCCGGCCCGACGAAGGAAAGCTAAATACCACGCAGCCGTCAGACCGTCTTACAATGTCATACCAGTTATCTTCTGACGCTTGTAAAGCTGAATTACTCACATTCTGTTCTCCCTACGAGCGACATACAGACGCGGTTAAAAATTGTCGGCAGCAGCATCAAAGGGATACGCAAATTGCGGTATTCTGGAAAATGCGCGCCAGCCCAAGCGCAATTTTAGTAAAACCAGTCGTCAGCGCTTTCCCAGGTTTCCTGGAGGATCTTCTCAATTTTCTTTTTGTCGTCCTTATCGCCACCGAAAACACTCAAACCGTCAGAGCCAGCACGACGGATTATCAGACTGCAATCCTCATACTGATGGTTAAGGCGCTTCAGCAGCTCTTTCTCCAGTGCTGGCAGCGCACCCTTTGGAAGTTCTTTTGTGCGATCAATGGTTAATTCAACTTTCATAATAGCCTCCATTGCACATACTGTATTTTTATACAGTATACCTATGAGAGAAAATGATCAACGGTTTAAGAGCACAAATTGTTAATCCATTGTCAGTAGGAAATATCAAAACCCGCCGTAGCGGGTTGAATCGAAAGGTGTTTTTAGGCGGCAATTTCTTTCGCCTGGCATAGCTCTGGCAGATTGGCGCGCACCAGCGCTTCAGCGAACGGTGGCGGGACTGCATTGCCGCAGCGGGCCACTTGCTTATCTTTGGCGTACCGCTTGCCGCGATAATCCTGATCGATGATGTACCAGTCAGGGAAGCCCTGTGCGCGGTAAAGCTCGTGCGGCTGAAGCATACGCATACCGATATCAACGATGCGGTACGTTATCCCATCGATGTCTACCATCCCGGTGCATTCCTCGCCGCAGTATTCACGCAGGAACGCCAGCGCCTGCTGTGCGCGGTGTTCGTCGTAGTCTTCGACCGCCAGAGTGGTTTTGACTTCCCCGACATGCAGGCCGCCGGCCGTAACTGTCGGCATTGGTTCACTCGTGGGCTGACCATCGCGACAGGTGCCGCGCAGTTTTACCAGGTGAGAAGCCACAACAGCATGATGATCGACCGTCGTCACTGAGTGGACTGGTTCATCCAGCCCGACGCCCGGCCCCGTATAGTTTCCCCCGTAGTGCTTCGCCAGAAATGCGCTGGCCACAGCGAACTTGTTACCACCAGCGGTTACTGTCCCCAGCGGCTTTTCAAGCTGCAACACGCGCGGGTCCTGCCCCGGTCTTTCGCCATAACCCATCTGGATCAACGTTGGCGTCACCAGTTGTGAATGACCGCCTCCGCCAGCGGTAATCGTCGCGCTCGGTTCGTCTGCCCGGTGACCGATGCTGGCCCCAAACTGGCGAGCGATGACTGGCGCAACCAGACAGGCACGTGATTGCTTTAAGATGGTATGAGCGGGTTTATCCAGCGGTCGCGGTTTTGCCTGGTACTCACTGCCACCGTTACCAGCCAGGAACGGTGTAAGCGCGGCCTCAACAATGCCGAGGGCATGACCATTCCCCCCCGGGCGCCGCGATGTGCCGGCGGTGATTGTCGGGACTGGTTGTGTGACATCCTGCCCTGTCGCGCCTGTTCGGAACTTCGTCAGGTGAGGAACGGCAACCGCATAACCATGCGTTTTGGTGATGGTCTGCAGCGGTTCTTCCAGCGACTGGCCCCGGAAGCAGTCGTAATGCGTTTTGGTGCTGGTATGGTTGCACTTCACGATAAACGGCGACGCGCTGTCGATTACGAAACGCTGAATGCCGCGCGCTATGCGCTTGAGCGTATTCACTGCCAGTGGCTTTTTGCGGTCGAAGATCGACGGCGCAGGAATAGTCCAGTCGATACACTCCGCAGCGGTGCGCCACGGCATCAGCTTGCCAGCCTGAACCGCCGGTGATTTCGGATCCCCATGTGTTGGCTCCGGCCACACTATCGGTTTCCCGTCACAGCGCATAACCATGAAGAAGCGTTTTCTGATCGTCGGCGCACCGTAGTCACAGGCGCGCAGTTCCCGATACTCAACAACATAACCCAGACCTTTTACCAACCTGGCGGCGTCATCGCTGTCGAGAGGAATACCCAGGAATTCACAGCACTCCATCAGCGCAGGATGATTGGGAGAAATCCCCGTCGTTAGCATAGCGACGAAAGCCCGGAAGGTTTCGCCAACACGTTCAGGATCCGGGCGCATTTCACCAGCAAGAAGCGGCCCCCATGTTTTAAACTCTTCGACGTTCTCCAGCTTCATAACACGAGGCTTAACATCAAGCCCCCAGCGCAGTGTCACCCAAGCCAGACCGCGTATCGCTTTTTCAACAGGCTTCGCACCCTTGGCCTTGGAAAAGTGGCGGCAATCCGGGGAAAACCACGCGAGCGCAACCGGGCGGCCAGCAGTCGCAACTTTTGGACTGACGTCGTATACAGATTCGCAGTAGTGCAACGTATCAGGATGGTTTGTCGTGTGCATCGCCACGGCGTTCTCATCGTGGTTTATAGCAATATCAACGCTGCGACCGATTGCCAGCTCAATTCCCGTACTCGCCCCGCCGCCGCCGGCAAAGTTATCAACGATGATTTCTCTCACGCGTATTTCTCTATAGCGATGGCCAGTGACCGGGCCGCAGCGATTATTGACGGTACCGGCATTTGTTCCAGCCACATGCGGTTGATGTGATGCTTCAGGCGGCGCTGGTGATGTGCCGGAAGATCCCCGGCACTTTCAATCTGGCTATATACCATTCCTACTTCGGCAGGCCAGACAGTTTCCTCAACATTCACCAGCAGCAGGTTTTCCAGCTCAATTATCCGGTTCGTGGCATATTGCAGTAGCTGATCCATCACTTCGTCTCCCGCCATGCCCGCTTATTACATCTCGGGAAGCGTTCTAGCCTCCATATCCAAATCATCCACAACATCTTATTAAATTCAGGTAGTGCCCGATAATCATCAGCACTCATTTCGAGGGCCTTGAATCGCCACTTTGCCACCTTGACCACCCGCCACAGCATCACCATACAAAACAGAGTGCAAACAACAAGGAAACCGAAAAAAAGATAAGTACTCACCTCACTCCTCCTGCTGCGGTGCTGCTGGCAGTGGCATCCAATGGGTTACCAATATGTGCTCTATACAGCATGCGGCGGCCACATCTACTCTGTCGAAAAACAGCCCTGAATGCTCATCAAAGAACGATACAAAGCAATGCCCCATCCTGTTCCTGGTTAGAACCTCCTGCTCGTCTTCCGGCATCCGCTCGCTGCACTTAATCCAGCCATCCTGAATCACCGGAGAGTTGCCATCGGATAATGGCATATCCGGCCCCTTGCGTATCGCCTTTGACAATTCGATAGGGTCATCGTAAAGCCAGTCGCCAGTTTCCGGATGATTTGCTTTTGCCAGTTGTGCTGCCCATTCCAGCCCGTCTTTGTGCCCTTGCAGGTAGTCCAGCGGTAATTCATCGCAATTACTTGCAGGTTCGGCACCCTGAAGCATGGCGGCGCGGCAAGCGTTCCAGCCCACGCATTCTGCATCAATCCCTTTGACGATCGGCGGAATGCGGCCGCTATTCATCCCTGATTTGCGGCTCGCGTTCCAACCAGATGCGAATAGGGTCTGATTAACGCCTGGCGGACATATTTCATTGATGTTACGGTGCGTCGCAGGTTCAGGGATGACAATCTCATTCGTCACCGCCTCCGCCTCGAGCGATGCCAGCGCGATACGGGCCAGCTCGCGCACAACTTCTGGCGGTGCGTATCTATCGTTCAGGTCGTCCCACAGGTCGCACATCTTCCTGCTGTTGTCTGGGTGAACATCATCGTTAGTGCCGGCCAGTGCGGTAATAACCTCGTCGGCTGCATCAATTATTTTTTGTGCCTGATCTCTGGTAATAGTGGTCATGCCGCACGCTCCTGTTTTGATTTCCGCAGCGCCTCTTTGTAACTGGCCTTTGCTTCTTTTTTGGTGTCGGACCATTCGCCTTCAACATCACGACGTGGATATCCATAAGCCGCATCGTATGAGCAGCGGTACATCCGGCATTTCCCATGATGGTTATATTCGACTTCTGGAAGCTGGTAGCCCAACAACCATTCACTGAATGACAGGCAGCTATCTGCATCCAGGTAATCTTCGTATCGTGTCTTTTTCTTTGGCTCAGACAACGCAGCAATCGCCAACTCTTCGCCTTTATCTGTGACGTGATAGAGAACGCCACCGCCAACGAAATCCGGTGCAGGCCGAGAAGTTGCACAACCATCAGCAACAAGCGCTTGCCACTTCGAGTTGTCCGTATGACCGTCGCCAGCGAGGAAATAATTGCGGTACGGCGTCCTATTGCGCTCGTTGATACCCAGCGCGTGCTGCATGAGTTCTATTCCGGTGCTCATTGTGCGACCTCCCGGTCCACAGTCATGGCATCAACAGCCATCAGCCGTTTGTTACACAGCCAACTGACCATCTGTGGTGATGTCTCGAATTTTTCAGCAATATCACGTAGCCGCATTCCGTCATCACGTAGCGCACACATCAGCTCGACATCTTCATCCGGATATTTTGTGCTCCAGTGTGAATCGCCACATTTCGCCAGACTTACACCCAGCAATTTCGCGCGGCGATAGATATTCTCTGTAGAACGCCCGAGTAATAGCGCTATCTCTTTTGCAGTTAACGAGTGACGATTGCGACGAATAAATCGATCATCATCCAGGGTGAAGGCTATGTGCTTTGGTTGCAGCAGGCCTGCGTGGCGAAGCTGGCGGGCGTGATATCGCGTCGCTGCCTCGCTCCGATTCAGCCTCAAACCTATTTCCCTGAAAGTGGCTGTCGGGTACATTGCGATCAACGTTTCATCCTCAGCGACCGTCCATGCACGCATATGCGCAGGACATTTGCCGGGAACACCCATTTTTTTCATAGAGAAGAAGCTCATTTCCCCTCCCCGATAAATAAACTCAGCGCACGGCGATGTTTGTTAACTTCCCGAACGGCTACACGGAGTTTCTCCAGTCCGTGCAGGTTGGATTTGACTTTGCGGATCTGGTTGCTGATTTCCCGTAGTGATGGGATCTGCATTGGCTGAGATGATTTTCTCAGTACAGGGATGCTCTCCAGGAATTCTTCTGTCCTGGTGTTGGTCGGTTCCGGTTCTGCCGATGGCGCCAGCGCAGGAAGCATTGCAACTTTCGGCGTGATCTCAATTTCCGGTAGTTCTGCAAACACTGGCTGCGGGATAATTTTCGTTTCGTCAGGAAGTCCCCACTTAACGCCTTTCCCCTGACCGATTTTTTTAATGTGCCTGCGTTTTGCCATCAGGCAGAGATTTGACGCTAAGCCTCTGGGGTCGCGACAGACAGCCGATGCCAGTGCAACGGTATCCATGTTCCCGTTCTCGGTAAGTAGTGCGACGATGGCCTCAGGTTTAATCGGCTCAGTAACCTCACCGCGCAGCGGTTTTTTAGGCGCATCTTTCAAGTTTTTCGCGCGCAGTACGGTCTTCGCTGGCGCTGACCGAATACTTATTTTTCCGTCAGCATTACCTGTTACTTCCCATCCGCCATCGAAAAAATCACACAATCCCTGTTCACGCTGTTCGCGGAGCATATTCAGCGCTTCAACAGGTTCGATTTCCAGGCGTGCCGCAACTTCACGGTATGTTGCTTTGCCCATAGCTTTTAAAACATCGATTACGGTTTCCATAAAACCTCCAGGAAATTATTTAACGATCCGGAGGTGGCTAACGTTTTTCCGGTAGCTTCCCCAGTCAAAATTTACCCACATCCCGCCGTCCATCTGGAGGCGATCGATAACCCGTGCGCCCAACGCATCAAGCAGGCCTTCATGGTTCAGGTTCGTCAGTACGCCAACCGGTCGCATGGAGGACAGACGACGATCGATAACCTGATTCAGAATGACTTTCTCACCACTACTGCCGCGCTGAATTCCGACTTCATCCAGCACCAGCAGATCGACTTTGCAGAGGTCATCTAACAGTGACGCTTCCGATTGGCCGCCGTCATAGCACTCACGCACCCGTAGCATCAGATCGGGGATAGTCACCACCAGCACGCTATGTCCACCAGCCAGCAGATGATTGCCGATAGCAGCAGCCAGATGGTTCTTTCCGGTACCAGGACCACCACTGAAAACAAAGCTGGCGAATCCAGCACCGAAGTTCTGTGCGTAGCTTTTTGCCATCGTGAAAGCTTTTCGCTGGCCATCGCCATTAACTTCATAGTTTGCGAACGTGCAGCTGCGATGCAGATCCTGAATGCCGGATCGCCCGAAAATTTTCTCGGTTCTGGATTTTTGATTAAGCTTCTCCAGTTCCTGACAACGTTTTCGGCCTTCTGATTCTTGCCATGCTCGCCACTCTTCAACGGTGGAAAACTTAGGCTGAACGCTGGCCGGGATAATTCTTTTCAGGCGTTCGAGAGCTCCGCCAGAACTGACAATGTTTTTCATCGCTACCCCCTGAACCCCGATGGGATTTTTTTATCAGGCTGAGAAATTCGGTTCACATCCCTACCCGCTTTGTGGTCGGTGATCGCGAACTTTGGCTTAAAAAGCCCCTGGTATCCGTTGGCGATACTGGTGTTAATCACCTCGGCCGGGTCATGCCCTTCGTCCAGACATGCCTTTAGCAACTTGAAAGCCTTGGTGACTGTCAGTTCGGTTTTGATAGCTTTGCCAGATTGATGGCGATAGGTAACCCACTCCACCCAGGCTACAGAATCAAGCCACTCAGGAATGGGAATCGTCAGCGGGTCAAACTTCACCTTCCCCCTTGGGGGATTAGAGGGGGTTAGATCTGTTTTTATATTTGTATTTGGAATAATGTCTTTGGTGTTCCCTGTTTTCGGGGATACCTGTCCCTGTTTTTGGGGATGGTTATCCCCGTTTTCAGGGATGGATGAACGGGTAAAATTGCTATCCCCGTTTTCAGGGATGGTTATCCCTGTTTTCGGGGATACCTGTCCCTGTTTTTGGGGATGGTTATCCATAAAATCTGGGAGGGTAATAACCCACGGAACAACTTCGGCGGCTGGAAACGCTGCCGGACATTTGGTGCAATTTGGCTTTGTGTAAGCCCATTTATCCAGACAGGTATTAATCCCAATGTATCTTGTTTGCCCGATTCGACGCAGAACGATAATGTTCCGATAGGCAAGGCTGAGTACCGCTTCAGATACATGCTTAACCTTCAACGTCGTTTTATCGGCTATGAGACTGTTGGCGATACGATCTGATTTTTTAGACCAGCCATAAGTCAGCCGAACTATCGCATTCAGCACGCGGAATTCGCGGCCCGATAGCTCTACGATACACAGGGCATCCTGAATCTGGTTGGCTAAACGTAAAAAGCCATTGTCCAGATTAGCCATGCGACTCTCCTGCAGCCCATGTTTAGGGGCCGGGAATTTGATAACTTCAGCGGTATTTGACATACTGACTCCGCAATAACGACCCGTTTTTGCACCCGAAGACTGGCTGTGTTGGCGCACAACAGTCTTCACCCATTTAAAACAGCCCTTGCTGCTTGCCCCGTTTAGTCCGTTTCTTTTCGTGCCTGTCAGCGGGTAATTCCTGCTTTTCCGCCCACAATCTGCCATGCCGTAACGCATCATCGAAAATTCCTCCTTTACGGCTTGCCTGCGACATCCGGTTATATAAATCCTCGGCATGTCTTGCCCCCCCCCTGGCGACTACGGGAGAGAAACCTTCCTGCACCAGTGTTTTTTCAACCTGGTCACGAACAAAACTTCCCCAACTCATAACGCCTCCTACATGACACCCGGCGCCATAGCAGCGATACCACTCAGAACCTGAACGACAGCATCACCCGGCAACATATTCAGCAGATGCTCAATCCCTTCCCTGACCTCTTTCACCAGTTGATGCTTTGGCGCATTCAGCATGACGGCCTGTTTTGCCTCGCTGATTTCCTTCTCCATCGCTGCATAACGCGTCATGAAGCAATCATGTCCGATTAGGCGCCCACGAAATTCCAGCGGTAAAACAGCCAGAATCGCCGGAGTCAGTTGACGGATGTTTTCGCGCGCATATCCGGTGTCGCTGTCCAGCCAGCGGAAAAGCTTCTGCCGCTTACGGCTCAGGTCGTCAGGAAAATCCAGCCCGGTGCCGCCCTGCCGTTCCCATTCTTCAACGATGATCCCTGCGACTACGTCCTGGTTGTCCAGCGATGCCGACCACGCACGAACGGCAGAACGGATCTGGTCATGCTTATCCGCCGGATCAGGCTGATTGCGATTTATCATCGCTGCGGGTGGAAACCCGGTATTTTGTTGAAATGAAATTGAATGCACGGTTACGCCCTCGCTTCCTGCGCCGGTAATCCATCCGTTGGGTTCGGATACAGATCAGGGCGCAATTCGTGAGGGGTAACACCAGTTGCGTTGAAAATTGGTAAAACACGATCGGCTGGCACGACGCCCTTGTATCGTGTTTTCCAGCGACTAACCGACATCGGTTTAATGCCTAGCTTTGCGGCTAAGTTGCTGGCAGTGCCAGCTTTCTGAATAGCCTTTTCTAATCCGTTCATGAGTATCTCCACTAGATTCACAAACAAATTAAGCCTCAGACTTAATAAAAGATCAAGTCCTGAGCGAATTTTAATTTATAAGCAAAAGGCTTATTCTTCTGATATGGCTGAGAAAAAAATACTTAACCCGATTCTCATCGAGCGTTTGACAGAGTTGACGCAACGAGGGATGACAAAATCTGACATGGCAAGGGTTGCGGGGATTACTCCGCAATCCGTAAACGGCTGGTTCAAAAAAGGTGTTATTAGCAAAGAATCTGCGTTAGCTGTAGCTGATGCTGCTGGCGTATCAGTTCCCTGGCTACTTGGTGAGGATGTTGGAGAGAAGGACGGTCTTAAGCCTGACGAACAGCGTCTTCTTGAGCTCTATCGGCAGTTGCCTGAAGAAGAGCAGCAGAACATGTTGCGGATCGTATCTCTACGCTTGAAGGAACTCGACGAGTTGTACGCCAAGTACATGGGGCGGCGGATTAAGGGTGATGGAGAATAATCATCACAACGGTTTAATCACGCAAGCGCCATATCCCGTAGAGAATTACGGAGAGGTTTGTAACTGAAATAATCAAGGCAACTGTAGCCAGGATATCAGAGCCAGACATAGGAATTTCTCCATGAGCTATAGCGACATCGTTGCAACTATTGCAATGATTGTATCCATCACAGCAGTTCCTGCAAGTGGTTACTTTAGCTACAGGTATGCAATCAAAGGCGAAAAGCGCAAAGAGTTCAATGCCATAAGCGATATAATAAGGCAGAAATTAAGAGAGCAATTGCGACTTATTGAGAATGGAGTATTTCCCGGAGGCGGAAATGTATCAATATCACAGCGAGAGATTGATACGTTCATTGATATCAGCAGCACCAAGAACAAGAAACACCTTTCGGAACTCTGGAGTGAATATCAGCGCTCCCTGCAAAACAGTATTGATGTCAGTGACCCGTTGAAAGATCCTGACTTTCATAGTCCTTCAATTATTCAATCAGCGATTGAAAAAATATTGCCGTATTGTCAGCGTCAGTAGCCCGGCCACCGCGCCGGTTTTTTTATCCTACTCTTCCAGTAACTTCACTGCCAGCTCCATAACCTGAATCTGGTCAGCATCCCACTTATCCAGCCCCTTCGATATCTCCGTTCGTATCACGTCAGCTATAGCCACTCTTTTGGTTTCATGCCCTTCAGCCACCATCGCAAACACAACATCACCCACAATCCGGCACATTTCCTGATAGCGCAGCTGCGCGGCTTCTTCGTAGTCCATATCCATAGTCCTCGCTGATGGTTATCTGACCATAAGCATCCTCCACTCCCGTACATTCGTCAAAAAAATAAGCCTAAAACTTAACTATGCATTCAGTTGCAGGCTTGACATGAGTTAAGTCTAAGGCTTAACATGAATTCACAGCAACACGACCACCCAGGCAGGACGCCCACGAAGTAGCCGCACCAGGCGTATGAAGATGGTGATGAGGTGGATGAGTTAACGCGCAGCAGGTTTCAAACGTTCCGCCAGCCGGGCGATAACGGCAAGAAGAGGGATAAATCATGAGTGAGGTAATTTTTAGCTTTGAAAACTCCAGTGACGCAGCACGCGCTGGGATGTTGATGAATAAGGCGGATCCGTCACTGCGTTATGTGCAGATACGCGCAACTGTCTGTGTAACCTGGCATGCGAACATCATTGCGGCCACGCAGGCAGTTCTGGATGCAAACATTCCATGCACTTTTCAATACTGGAATGACATTAAAAACAGTCATCGCAGAGGTTGAAAATGATTGATTTCGCACGTCAGCCAGCACGTATCCAGGCCGTTCGCGGGAATGCTTTTACTGCTCCACTGCGTTTCCTGTGGCGCGTTCTGAAAAATGGTAATAGCGCAAAGGTAGCTAACAAATGAACACTCTGTACGCATTAGTGCTGACGCTCGCTATGACAAACGGTGATTACCAGGAAGCTGTTATTGGTGTTTTTGGAAGTGAAAGAGAATGTCTGTCGGCAGCAAGTGAGCAAAGCAGCGTCACCAATTGTTACCCGGTTGAGAAAATTATCCGCGCAGATGAAGTTCAGGCGTGGGAAGGCGTAAACCTCTGAGGGGGAATAGTGGAAAAGGAAAGGTCATGTGCTTACTGCAACAAACCTATTGAGCAAGGCAAGGAAGTAAAAAATGTATTGCTCTATCTCAACGGCTCGCAACTGGCACAGAAAGAAAAAGAATATTGCTCTAAACAATGCGCTGAATACGACCAGATGGCGCACGAAAGTTAATTAGTACCCCTGAAATATGAAATGAAAAATTCGCCATTAATTTGGCGCGGCTTCTTACACCCTTAATTTAATAACTGGAGATTTTATGGAAATCGTAAAAATCGAAATGGATCTGAAAGCAGTGAATAAAGAAGTGGCTGTATTCAACTGCGAGAAGAAAGTATCAGGCGTTATTCATTCAGCCGAAACGGGTGTGGTCACGGTCATTCTCGACGGTGGCTATGTGCTTGGCAAGTTTGATTGCCCGCACTGCGCCATTGAGGCGATCAGCTTGCTGGTACTCAAAATCAGCGATAGCAATTACGCCAGCTGGGGAACCTACCGTACATACAAGCAAGACTTTATGAATGAGGCGATCGTAGCCGTCAGTTAAGCAAAAGCCCACACAAGGTGGGCTTGCCCTGTCCGGTCACACCGACCAAAGCGAACCGGACATATCTACCTGGTAAAACCGAGGTGCCATTAAGGCGCCTCCATTCTACACGAAGTGAGGATAAAACAATGAGTGGAACTAATCCTGTATTTTTAGTCCGCAAAGCAAAAAAATCATCAGGCCAGAAAGATGCAGTTCTCTGGTGCAGTGATGATTTTGAATCGGCAAATGCCACACTGGATTATCTCCTGATTAAATCTGGCGCAAAGCTGAAAGATTATTTCAAAGCTGTCGCTACTAATTTCCCTGTCGTTAACGAGCTGCCGCCGGAAGGCGAATTGAGCTTAACCTTTTGCGATTTCTACCAGCTTGGAAGCGACAACATGACCTGGGCGCAAATTCCAGGCGTGACACTGCCATCATCTGAAGCCGTTGCCGCCGCCCGTCAGCGTATCGTTGATGGTGTTGATACCGAAACAGGCGAAGTGCTGGAAGACCATACAGAAACCTTTGGCAACGAAGATAACGCCGTAAAGCCTGGAGATCTCCCTGCTTACGCTTACAACGTCAACGGCGAACTGATGGAGGAAGTGGAAAAGGAAATGAACCAGCCGGTCGCCAGAATGAGCGAACGCCACCGCATACTTTCTCAGTTCATTCTTGATGATGAATTCTCACATCACGTGACACCGGTACAGCTCGCCGAAGTAAGCCGCCTTGAACTGGACATGAGTAACAGCTATATCCAGGACATGCTGCTTGCCTGTCATAACGTACCGGCCATTCAAAAGCTGGATACCCCAAACCTGTGGAAATTTACTGACGCCTTTAAACGAATTTTCCCGCAGGACAAACGACACACCCTGCATTTGATGATGAATTTTGCACAGGCATTTGTTGATACAGAATACATCGATCGTGGCCTGCTCGTTAAAGAATGGGTGAAAGGCAATCGTGTGTCTGAAATTAATCGCACACCATCTGGCGCGAACGCCGGTGGGGGTAATAAGACTGACCGTCTTACTCCACTGACAAAAACCGGGCTCGAATATGAAATAGCACTTGGCCTGATCGCCCGTAACAAAGAGTTCGATATTTACAGCCCTTCCTTCGAGATCGATGTTGAAGCCAACGCCATTATGAATCTCTCCCGCTCAGGGGAAGATAACGTACTCGATGAATTTATTGCGACCTGCAAATTGTTTGAAGAAATGCCAGGTGGGATGGATTACTCCCGCGCCTGCAATGTCGCTACGGTAAAAACAACTCCAGAGGAACTGTTTAAATCTCCTTTCCGTCATCGCGAGTATCTCAATCGTGTCATGACTGAAACCGACCACGCTCACCCGGATGAAATGATCGTTGATATCGCCTGCGGTCGCTCATCAATGCCAATGCCTCAGAAGGTAACAGCAGAAGAAGTAAATAAAATCCTTGCGGCTTCACGTGGTGATTACGTTGAAGGAATCAGCGACCCGAACGATCCGAAATGGGTGAAGACAGAGACAAGCCAGCAGACCACGCAACCGGAAAAAGCTGCCGATGGCATTTTTGACGCTGCCGCTTTAATCAAGAACTCTTCGACTCATGGCAATAAAAAGGATCCGGAGACCACCAGCAATGTGCAGGTTCAAGAAACTAACGGTGATGAAAAACAGGCTGGTGATGCGCTGTACGCAGGCGAAAGTAATCTGGGGAATGGTGAAGAAGCAGATGCCGGAGAGCGGGCCATTCTGAACCAGAGTCAGGCTGAAACGCACCAAAATGACGACTCAGTAAACCATTCTGAACCAGAAGTGCAACAAAATGCGCCGGAAACGCAACAGGAGGAACCGGCACCGGAGTGGCCGTCATACTTCGAGCCTGGCCGTTATGAAGGCGTGCCGAACGACGTTTATCACGCCGCGAATGGTATCAGTTCAACGATGGTGAAAGACGCACGAGTGAGCCTGATGTATTACGACGGCCGCCACGTATCTAAAACCATAAAGAAAGAACGCTCCAAAGTTCTGGATATGGGAAATCTGGTGCATGCGCTGGCGTTACAGCCTGAAATTCTGGATGAAGAATTCAGCATTGAACCGGTTATCCCGGAAGGCGCTCTCACGACGACAGCAACCATCCGCGCAGTTATCGACGACTACAACAATGATCTGCCGGTGCAGCTCAGCGCAGACGATATTAAAAGGTTCCTGGAGGAATACAACGCCACCCTGCCACAGCCAATTCCGCTAGGAGATGATGTTACCCAGACTGGCGAAAGCTACATGTCGTTACCACCTGAATTCCAGCGTATGGAGGAAGGCCAAAAAGTTACAGCAGCCAAAATGAAGGCATGCATCAGGGAATACAACGCCACCCTGCCGGCGCAAATGAAAACCAGCGGTAGCCGCGACACGCTACTGGAGCAACTGGCAATCATCAATCCTGATCTCGTTGCGCAGGAAGCACAGAAACCTCAACCATTGAAAGTATCTGGTACCAAAGCGGATCTGATTCAGTCAGTGAAATCCGTCAAACCTGACACAGTGTTCGCCGACGAGCTGCTTGACGCATGGCGCGAAAACCCAGGCGATAAAATCCTGGTTACCCGTCAGCAGTACGCTACCGCGCTGGCTATCCAGTCTGCGCTCTACACCCACCCTGAAGCAGGCAAGTTACTGCAAAACCCAACACGTGCCGTTGAAGTCAGCTATTTCGGCATTGATGACGACACCGGGCTTGAAATCCGTGTTCGACCGGATGTTGAACTCGAATACGAAGGTCTGCGTATCGGCTTCGACCTGAAAACAATCAGCATGTGGGATGTGAAGGAAGATGCCCTGAAATCACGGCTTCACCGCGAAATAACCATGCGCGATTACCACCTCAGCGCCGGTATGTACTGCAACGTTGCCGACCTGGACAAATTCGCGTGGATCTTCGTGAACAAAGACGAGGGTTATCACTGGGTGGCTGTTGTGTGGGCTTCGGAATCACTGCTGGAACTCGGAAAGCTTGAGTATCGCCAGACGATTCGTTCCATCGCGAACGCCATGGACACAGGCGAATGGCCAGCACCGATAACTGAAGACTACACCGACGAACTGAACGATTACGACCTGCGCCGTCTCGATGCGCTTCGTGAAATGGCTTAAGGGGGAAACTATGGAAAACAAAAACATAACTGTTGCCGATCAGAATGCAGTAGTTAACTCAAATATTGCTTTGTTTGACTCGCAGTATCTGAACGCTATCAGTGCATTCGCTCAGATGATGTCCCAGGGTGCTGCAACGGTTCCTCGCCATCTGCAGGGCAATGCAGCAGATTGCATGGCAGTAGCTATGCAGGCCGCACAATGGCAGATGAATCCTTTCGCTGTGGCGCAGAAAACGCACCTGATCAATGGCGTTCTGGGTTACGAAGCACAACTGGTTAACGCAGTTATTTCCCGCAGTGGCGTACTGGCAAGCCGTTTTGAATATGAATGGTATGGCCCATGGGAAAAGGTCATCGGCAAGTTCAACATCAGAAAAGGTGAAAAAGGCGAATATCGCGTACCGGGTTGGACAATGGCTGATGAAGAAGGTATCGGCATCATTATCAAAGCGCGCCTGAAAGGTGAGGATCAACCGCGAGAACTCGACCTGTTGCTTGCTCAGGCACGCGTTCGTAATTCCACTCTCTGGGCTGACGATCCGCGCCAGCAACTTGCTTACCTCGCAGTGAAGCGTTGGGCGCGCCTTTTCTGCCCTGACGTCATTCTTGGCGTCTATACGCCAGACGAACTTGATGAACGGGAAGAGAAGATTATCAACCCTGCCCAGAGCACCCAAAGCATCACCATGCAGGATATTAATGCCGATAACCTGCAGACCACCAGTGCGCAGGAAGCTGATGTAAACATCGATGATACGGCAGAGAAATTCCGTGCGCGCATTGATTCGGCTGAGACGCTGGAAGATGCAACTGCTGTGGGAAACGATATCAATACGGCAAAACCTGCATTAGGTACCGCACTGTTCACTGAGTTGAAGAATAAAGCTACCCGCCGTTATCACCTGGTTAAACATCGCGCCATGCTTGATGAAGCAATCAACGGTCTGCCACAGCCTGGCGCACCAGACGCTGCAACATGCTTTGAAGTGGTCGAGAAAAAACTCTCCGCAGCGAAACGGCATCTTGGCGACGAGCTGCACGATAAGTACCGCATAACTCTTGACGATATGAAACCGGAATACATCGGCTAATTGAATAGGGAGGGTAACCCTCTCCCTCACAGGGGGTTTTATGCGCCTTATCAATCGCAGTAAACAATCACCATTAGGTCGCCGGGCGTGTGATGCAGCACTGGCAAAGCATGTTGAACGATACGGTGACTATGGTCGCAGCGACAGGAAGGAAACATACACGGTGAACGTGGACGGCGTGAAGATCTGGGTAGAAGTGGTCAACCGCCATAAGAGCTATGTGGCGACCGCTATGACAGGCATGCGCCGTCTGAGAACTCTGCCTGGTCGGTTTAACTGATAACGAATTATCAATAACGGCCCCGGTCGGGGCCACAGGAGAACATCGATGGAAGAAGAAGTATTCACCAGAGATGAGGCCGCAGCCTTCCTGAAAGTGGATAAAGGCACGATTGCCCAGTGGATTAAGACCGGTCGTCTGGTCGCCACCCGAAAAAATCCGCATAAGAAAAAAAGCCCATACCTAATCTGTAAAACAGACTGTATTGCGGCAGTGAAGAACCCGATCCACAATCAACCTGTGAATGCGGTTGATGTGCAGGAGGATAAAGCATGTCAATCAAACTACGTGCCGGTACGTGGCACTGCGACTTCGTTACGCCTGGTGGAAGTCGAATTAGACGGTCTCTTGGGACAACGGACAAAAGGCAAGCGCAGGAGCTCTATGATCAGCTGAAAGCCGAAGCCTGGCGAGTTGATAAGATGGGAGAGTTTAAGCCGAGAACGTTCGATGAAGCGTGCGTTCGCTGGCTTAATGAAAAGCAGCACAAGAAAAGTCTGGATGATGACAAAAGCCGGATCGGATTCTGGAGGATGCACTTCAAAGGAATGAACCTGTCAGATATCACTGAAGACAAAATATTGTCAGCAGTGAGTACAATGGTTAACCGTAAGCACAGAATGAACTGGGAGGCCAAACGCGACAGCTTGTTGCGCAAGGGTAAGCCTGTTCCTGAATTTAAGGATAAGCCGGCATCACTGGCAACAAAGGCTACACACCTAGCGTTCATACGTGCCCTGCTACGATGCGCAGCCAACGAATGGCGATGGATCGCCAAAGCACCGAACATCAAATGCCCGGTACCAAAAAACAAACGGATCCGTTGGCTGACAAAGGAGGAAGCGGCAAACCTCATTCGGGAACTTCCCGAGCATATGAAGCCTGTTGTTATTTTTGCACTGGCGACGGGGTTGCGCAGATCGAACATCACCGATCTGGAGTGGTCGCAAATTGATATGCAAAGGAAGGTCGCGTGGATTCATCCGGAAGACGCGAAAGCAGGGAGGGCGATTGGGGTCGCCCTGAATGAATCGGCCTGCAAGGTCCTGCGGTCTCAACTGGGGAAACATAACCGGTGGGTCTTTGTTCACACTGAATCATCCGTTCGCCCGGATGGAACCAGAACAAAGGCAGTACGCAAAATGCGGTCTGATGCTAACACGGCGTGGCGTGCAGCGTTAAGGCGGGCTGGGATAGAAAATTTCCGCTTCCATGACCTGAGGCATACCTGGGCAAGCTGGCTTGTACAGTCCGGCGTGCCACTCAGTGCGCTACAGGAAATGGGTGGGTGGGAGAGTATCGAGATGGTGCAGCGTTATGCGCATCTGGCACCGAATCACCTGACGCAACATGCCATGCAAATCGACTCATTCCTGGCGGGGAATGGCACAAATATGGCACAAGGCACTTTTGCTGAACTGGTGAATATCGCGTGAAGCCGCGTGGTTGTTGGTGCCGATAATAGGAGTCGAACCTACGACCTTCGCATTACGAATGCGCTGCTCTACCAACTGAGCTATATCGGCCCTGAAGAGGACGTGACCACGAGTGTGAACACGGGGTAGAAGGTTAAAACTAACCGGGCGATGCGTCAATAGCCTTGCGAATCAAGTGGCTGATTTTGCATCACCCGGCGTTATTTAGGCACGAATCGTATCGTCACCAAAGCCGATCCACTTATAGGTGGTCAGCGCTTCCAGCCCCATAGGACCACGGGCATGTAATTTTTGCGTACTGACGGCAACTTCCGCACCGAGACCAAACTGTCCGCCATCGGTAAAACGGGTCGAGGCGTTGACGTATACCGCAGACGAATCCACTTCGTTCACAAAACGGTTCGCGTTGTGCATGGTGCGCGTCAGGATAGCGTCGGAATGCTGAGTGCCGTGCTCGCGAATATGCGCGATGGCGTCATCCAGGTCCGCGACGATTTTGACGTTCAAATCCAGCGACAGGAACTCGTCGTCAAATTCTTCCGCTTTCACTGCCACCACGTTTGCCGGGCCCGAGCTCAACAGGGCGAGCGACCGTTCATCCGCATGCAGCGTTACACCGCTCTCCGCCATCTGCTGACTCAGCGCAGGCAGAAAACGCGCCGCGATGTCCTGGTGCACTAACAGCGTCTCTACCGTGTTACAAGTACTCGGACGTTGCGTTTTCGCATTGACGATAATCTTCAGCGCCGGGGCAATCTCTGCGCTGTCGTCGACAACGATATGACACACCCCAATCCCACCGGTGATCACCGGAATGGTCGACTGCTCGCGGCACAGCTTATGCAGACCCGCGCCGCCACGCGGAATCAGCATATCGATATATTTGTCCATGCGCAGCATCTCATTCACCAGCGCACGGTCGGGGCTTTCAATGGCCTGAACCGCCGCTTCCGGTAGCCCGCAGGAGGTTAACGCCTGCTGGATCACGCGCACGGTGGCAGCATTGGTGCGATACGTCTCTTTACCGCCGCGCAGAATCGCCGCATTGCCCGTTTTCAGGCACAGAGAGGCGACATCGACGGTGACGTTCGGGCGGGCTTCATAAATCACGCCAATCACGCCCAGCGGCACACGGCGACGCTCCAGACGCAGCCCGCTGTCCAGTAGCCCTCCGTCAATCACCTGCCCAACCGGATCCGCCAGATTGCAGACCTGACGGACGTCATCCGCAATGGCCTTCAGGCGCGCCGGCGTCAGCGCCAGGCGATCAAGCATCGCCTCGCTCAGACCGTTCGTACGCGCTTCGGCCACGTCCTGCGCATTGGCGTTCAGGATAGTTTCCGTTTGCGCTTCAAGCGCATCAGCTATTTGTTCCAGCACGCGATTTTTTTCGCGGCTGGAGAGTTGCGCCAGTTTGTACGACGCGGCTTTGGCAGCAATGCCCATTTGTTCCAGCAT